AGGAATCCGTTTTCCATCTAGTATCTCCGTCTACCTCCAATAAGCGGAGGAGGTAATACAGGTGCTGTAATTCCAGACCAGGCATAATAAGCTAGACCTCCGCCGATTGCCGTTGTCACTCCATTAACAATCCAACCAGACTGATTACCTGACATTATAATGTTATAAATCGAACTACCGATTAAGTAGAGGGCAATAAGCATTACGAGATAGTGATACCACATTTATATTACTAAAAAGAATTGCCGTTTGGTATTCTTTTTAATTTTGTTTTAAGTATTTTTGATTGAAGCATTACGCAACAACTACGGGCTTGATGAAGTGAACCTTGAGGAAGCTCTGGAGGTTGAGGTAAGTTACCTCCTGGCCGTCCTTCACACGGAGGAGCTTGCCAAGCTTCGCATCGGGGATGATACGGCGCTTGAAGTTAGGGTCAAAGCAGTTGTGCGCCTTGACATACTGAGAGACAAACTTCGTGACATCCGTCTGAGACTTCTGGCTCTTGGCGGGAAGCGCCATAAACGTGCATAGCTCATCCGTAAGGGGGCGGAGCTTGAGAAAGGCATTGTTGGCGCGGCGAGCCTCCCATGCCGTGCGCTGCTCAGGCGTCATGTCAGCAGGATCAACCTTACGGCGCTTCTTGGAGTCACGGGCATCACGCTTGATCGCCTTAACCGCCTCCTGTGCATCATGGACAGCCGCACGAACACGAGACGTAAGCTCAGAGCCAAGCGTCTTGAGCGTCTCCTGAAGAGCAGCAAGAATCTCAGGTGCCGTCCGCGTCTCTGCGACAGCGGCAACAGCAGGCGCCTCAGCAGCTGCAACTACGGGAACCGTAACCTCCGCCTTCGCAGACTTCTTGGCCTTAGGTGCGGGTGCAGCGGCCTCTACAGCGGGAGCGGCCTCGACGGGCTTCTTTGCGGACTTCTTATCAGCAGGCATGTTTGAATTAATGGTGGACTTTGATGCTGGCATTTCTAACGCGTTGGTATACTACTATGTATCCTTACCTGTTTAAATCACAAACGTCTCACTCAAACTAGATTCTGTGTAAAGCACTCATAATGATGAAACAAATTGAATAATTGTTAGGACAATCATTCAAAATTGTCACAAGAACTCTTCCAGTTAAATATGACAGACGTATTGTATCAGCTCCGCTAGAGTGTTCATTGAGAAGTCTCTTAATCCAAAAGATATAGCGATATCTACGAGACGTTTTATCTTTATGTTCAGCTGCCCATGCAATTAAATCCTGCTGTAATATTGAACTAAAAATGAATAACTGTGTCCTATTCAGTGATGTGAAATACAAAGGAGACATTCCAAAGAAACCATTTTCTTCAATCACCTGACAGACATAAACCCATGTTGTCATAATAATCTCACTTACGCTCCGTTTGATGGTTGTATTATGGACATTTTCAAGTTTCTTCTGATGTCTCTTTATACATAATTTACGAAGTCTTTGCCGAGTATCGATTGATAAAGGTGTCCGAGTATATGGATTTGATGGGTCAACTTTATTCATACCATTCTCGGATATACTTCTCACATCAAACCAATAAATTTTGGTATTTTCTTCAAAAGCAAAATAGTCAAATGGACTTACACTTTTCTTATCATCAAGTGTAACAAACTCTTCTTCGTTATGACATACCATTCTATTAAGAACACCTGGTCCTGCTAATTTGAGCCATGATTGTACAGAATAGCCTCTCCATACTCGCTGAATAATAATAGCCTTTTCATCAAGATTATTCACATCTTTCCACAGACGGAGTTTCTTTACCTTTGCATGCTTTCCGCAAAGAATCAATCCCTTTAATGGTCGATTATTACATCGATCTGTGCTAGTAGAATTCTTACATGAACTACAAGATGTCATTTATTACTAAATCTGGAAACCTTCGTTGAAAACGGATTTACGTCTAGTAAGGAGTAGTAAGATTACAACACAACCAATCAAATGAGTCGCCCAATTTCAATCCGTAACCTCGATATCAACAAGGTCAGCTTTGTTCCTGGCCCTTCTAAGCCTGGTCGCAATCCTTCAATCAATCTGAAGTATGATGGACAGAATATGCAGATTCTCGTGCCTCGTCTTGCCTTTCCCGGCGGCGTAATGGTTCGCACTGATGACAAGTCTGGTGCGACAACATATACTCTCATGGGCACGCTCGCTGGCTGTGACAACTACGCTAAGGAGCGTGCCGCTGATGGCACGGATATTCAAAAGTTCTATAACTTTCTTGTAGACCTTGAGGAGCGTATCATTGCGGCGGCTGTGGAGAACAGTGTCAAGTGGTTCGGCAAGAAGCGCTCTGAGGAGGGCATTCGTGAGGGCTTCAATCGCATTGTTGGCACGTCTAAGGACAACATTGATGGCGAGTGGGTCCCGAATGGCAAGTATCCGCCTAGCTTCAAGGCGAAGGTTCCTGTCTACGACAATCGTGTTTCAACGGAGATTGTTGATGGCAATCGTAATCCCTTGTATGCGACACCAGAGTCTCTGCCTTCTATCTTCACGAAGGGTGTTGAGGGTAATCTGGTAGTCAGCGGCAGCATCTATGTCATTGCTGGCGGTGGCTTTGGTGTCACGTGGCGCCTGAATACCGCCCAGGTGTTTGCTCGTGCCAAGATTTCAGCTGCCGACATCTTCAGTGCTGAGGACGATGAGGGTCTTGCTGCTACGCCATCTCAGGCTGTAGAGGGTGAGACTGAGGAGTCAGTGCGACCAAGCACTCCTCTGGACCAGGAGACGACTCCAGTGCCTCCTGCGGCACCTGGTCGGAAGCGTCGGGTTGCGGCTGGGTCGTCATAGGCTTATCGTAAAGCACAAAATCATCATCTAAAAACAAAATAGAAAATTGACTAAAATCTAAATTAGAAATTGATGCGGTTGAACAAACGTTCGACTTTATCAGTGATTTTTTGCCACAAGTTTCACAGGTGTATAAATCCGGGTTTTCCATCAGCATCTCGGGAGTCATTAATAGAACCCCACTAGACAGGGCTGAGTCTGACACATACTTGAAATCCAACTCTAGACAGTCTTGATATGCTTCATTAGAAAGTTTTGACCATAATGTTTTTTCACTCGATTTCCATTCTTTATCCTGAAAGAGTGTTGCAAAAGGATTATCGTAGAACCATAATACGGCAAAATTAGCCAGATCAGAACTATCATGTTCTGCTAGACCTATCCTCATAGAGCTATCGTCATACAACCAATGAACATTCAATCCATGTGATAAATACTCGGAATCTATTGCTCCTCTATAGACATCACGATTATCATACGACCACTGATCGGCATCCATATCTAAGTCATGTTCAACAATATCAGATGATACATTTTTATATATTAATCCCTTTCGTAAAACGGAAAACATTTGTGTTGATAACATTAAACTACTTTGTGACCTTTAACGTATTAGACCACTCTGAAACTAATGTGTTGTTATATTTTAGCCCAATCGCGAATCGAAAATATCCAGGAGTTCCATCACTATTTGGATATGCCATTAATGAATATTTAACGTCTGCGTAGTCATATTCTATAGGATCCCAATTAATTCCATCATTTGAATGATTTCTCACCCATGTTAATGGAAACTTTGTCCCTCCGCTTGTTAAAGAAAGTTCTTCCCAATATGGAATATTTTGTAGAGGATTAAATTGAATATTAACATCATAGTATTTGTCAACCGAAGATAGAATCGGTCCCTTAAGTTTTAAGTTTTGAGTTCCCGTAAAACTAACAGGTAACTGCATTAGAGCTATACCAACATTATAGTCATTGCCAACATAAGCATATATTGTTATACTTAAATTCTGAACATCCAATCCATTTGAAATTTTTGGAACTAAAGTGCTTGGTATTGTAATAGTTCCATCAGATGTATAAGGTATAATAAGATCAGGGGCAACAGTCGGGACGTCACCTGTTAAAATTCCTGTTTGAACCCATACTTTGAATGAAGTTGGTGGGGTAGTCCCTATAGTTACCCAATTAAAATTACCATATACGAGTGGTCCATTAAAAGTTCCGTCTGGATTTAATTCAACCCATACATCTGCGTTTGGATTACCAGTAAACTTCCCAACAGGTGTGACTCCGTCACTATGAATATTTCTAAGTGTAAATGATTCTCTTTGAGACCTTAGTATAATAAAAATTACCAGAATACTTAGAAGTAAGATTACAATATTTATACGTTTCATTTATATTAAGTAAATAGTCTTGTTATTAATCCCTTTCGTAAAACGGAAAACATTTAGTTAAGTATTACACAATATCTAACCAAATGCCACGCATGAAGACTAAAATTATAGAAGGAAATCTATATGAGATGACACAATTTGCATATCGATGCAATATCTGTAATGTTACAGTAGTATCAATCGATACTGAAAAGCTTGTTTCTTGTAATTGTGGAAATCTGACATTGCGAGGCGGAACTCAATACGGCGGACTAGTTGCCTCTCTATATGATGATATTGTAGACGTATCAGAATGGAGATTAGTTAAAGGAGACCTTAACATTAACATCATGTCTCGCAAGTGATTTTGTAGCAGAATGAGATAACTCGTGGCGCTTCTTTTGAGGTGTCGCTTCTTTTGCTTCATGTAGACGTGCTTCCATATCTGCCTGAACAGCTGCCCGATTCTTTTCTAAATATTCCAAAACGTCATCACTAATTGCCCACTCAAAGAAATTCAACTGACCAACAGTTGTCTCAAAGTTCTGAAACTTAATACGCTTCCAGCGACAAAATGGGTCAAACATCTTTT